GTCCAGACATCGAACAGATGGGACATTGAACTTACCAACCCCTGATCAATGCCATCGAATACCAGTTGCCTTACCCGCTCGCGTTCAGTCGGATCGACACAATCGTAGGCCACCTTGCTTGATGCCTCGCGCTCAAAGAATGCAAGCAACAGCAGAGTGCCGGCGATGGTGAAGATCATTACAAAGATGCCGAGAAACCGTTCTTGGTTCATCCCGATGGCCACAAGGGAACGCCCGAACCGGCGAACAACCGCCACAGGATCAGGATCGCCACCAGCACCAGCACAACGCCGAGGATCACGACCACCATGTGCGGCAGCACAATGCCGATCGCGCCCAGCACCCACACGATCAGATAGAAGCACAGCGCCAGGCCGCACAGATAGATCAGCGCGTAGATGAGCCGCTCGACCATGGTTGCCTCCTGTACACAGATTGTGGTAGCCTGTCGGCATGAGCACACACGAAGGCGATCTGCACCTGATCATGATGGCGGTGCAGAAATTGGTCGATGAGATACTGCCGCCCGACGAAGACGGAATGCAGGATCACACGCCGGAAATTCTCGATCGGATGCAGGGGGTGCAAGACACCGTCTGCTTGATCCTCGGCGTGGCCAAGCGTCCGCTTATTGCCCCTGACGCCTAGCCTGCTCCAGATACTGACTGATGCTGTCCACCCATTGCTGGTCAGCGCGCTGCGCGATCGGTGCGCCACGTACCCCACGCTGCATCAGGTAGTCGTAGCGGAAGGGATCATAGCCCATCTGCCGGTAGGCATCGAGCATCTGCGGATACATCAATTCCTTCGGGACCGACTGCTCCAGCCCGCCGACATATTGTCCACCGAGTTGCGTGTCGTAGGTCCGGTGCGGCGTGATCGGATCAGTGATCACCCGCCCCTCGGGATCGAGCCGCGCGATCGACCGGCCGGCCGCCCCGGTCGGAACATTGAGCAGTTGCGGATCGGTCACCGCCGCTCGCGCCTCGGCCACGCTTGGCAGGCCCAGCTTCTGTGCCTCCGCGGTGTCCATCTTCTTTGCGAACTTGTTGCGGGCATCGCCTGACGCCTTGGACAGCCACTTCTGCAGATTGGGTGAGCGCAATCCAGGCCACCCAGGAAGCTCGGGAAAGTTGGCGTCCTTGGTTCGCATCATTTCATCAAACTTGGTGGACGCCTCCCGCGACAACGGCTTGGCCTTGACCATCTCGGCCAGCGTGTCCGACACATGGTGCGAGAAATCGACCGACCGCTCGCCCATGGCCGTATAGGGGAAATAGACCGGATTGCCGCTCTCAGCCAATTGGCGGGTTTGATTGGCCAGCCGGCCAATCACGGGTTTACCCGATGCCCATGCCGCCCCGGTTTCGGCATTGGCCGGCATAAAGCCGGCGCCACCCTGCATTTCGACCGGGTTGCGGAGTTGCCGCTCGCCCACCGCGGTAAGCATCGAGCCGGTGCGCGAACGGTCACCCCACGCCGGCAGCAGCCAGCCGCCCTGCAGCGCCTCAGGCGTGATCGTACTCTCGTTCAGCGGTGCGGTTGGAACGTGCGTGGCCGTCATTTCCGAAATTGGCCGCGGCAGCTTCACCTTGGACACGCCATGCCATAGCTCGTCCGGCGAGGACGCCTGCAGGCCCTGCTTGGCGGTCTGGGGAATAGCCGCCCGCCTGATGGCCCCAGCGCCCAGCACCGCGCCCTCCATCGCCGGCGCCACCAGCGGAGCTCCCGCGGCGCCCAGCGCCTGCGCCACCACCGGAGCCGGATCGTAATACTCGTTACCGTAGTGCTGCAGCGCACCGGCACTCTCCATCGCCTTGCGCGCACCCTCGTTGAGCGAACCGATGGCGGCGGGGATACCGTAGCCGCCCTCCACGAAACGTGTGCCGGCGCCCTCCGCACGGCCTCTGCGGCCGGTCCTGGCGGCGGCGGCCGCTCGAGCCGCTTCGGCCTCGGCCGCGGCGCGCTCGGGGCGACGGTCCTCGACGTTGCCGCTCTCGGGCCAGCCACCGACTGCGGCCGTGAAGGCCTCGGGATTGACCGGAATGCCGCCGGGTCCGAACTTGGGATAGTCCTGCGTGGTCGCGCGCAGATAGCGCCGGACCTCGTCGTTGTTCACGACGGTGCCGGGCCGGTCGGGTACGAATACCTCGGGGCCGTCCTCGCCCACCACAGTCGGGCCGGTTGGACGGCCACCCCCAGCCATGCCGGGTATGGTGTTGATGACCGGCGCATAGTTGAACGGCCGCGGGTTGGCGAAGAAATTCTGCACCGGCCGCGACATCAGCGCCCGCCCGCCAATCGGTGGCCCAAGCGCACCCAGCAGCCCGCCGCCAAGTAGCAGTGGATTGCCGGTCATCACGCCGCCACCGATCGCACACACGCTCGCCGGCAGTGACATCATGTAGGCGCGCGGCGCCGTGCCGGACTGCGGCAGCGGCTTCATCACGTTTTCACCAGCCTTGGCCAGCCGGGACAGATCGCCGGTGCCGCGGGCATAGCCGCGCCGGCTCTGGTTCACCATGGCCGCCCGCAATGCAGATGGGGAGATCAGCCCCTCCGCGCCGCCGCCACCAGTGACCGCCCGCTCGATCGGCAGAATGTTGCGATATTCCCGCCGTACCTGTTGCCACGCCCCCAGATCAGACGACCCGATGCGCTCTAGATGCCGCTCCATAGCGTGATCGAGCGCGTTTTTGACCCCGCGCAGCGTGTCAGCCACCTCGGCTGGCGCACTGCGGGCCGCCGCCTCCATGCGCGAACGCAACGAGGCATAGGCCGGCCCGGGAATAACGCCGTTGTTGGCCCCCAGCGCCTGCGCGATTTCCTCCTGAAACCCTCGGATCACCGGCGCGCGATTGGGCGGCGACACATTGCCGTTGTAATGATCCACCGCCTGGCGGATTTGCGGCCCCATGGCCTGATCCGGGTGCAGAGTATTGTTGGCCGCCAGCCGGTCAAATTGATTGCCGATCCGTTTGAAGGCATCGTCTATCACCTCGGGCGTGGCACGCTCGGCATCGATACCCGCCCGCCGCAGCACGGCTTGCGTGAACTGCTCCTTGCCGCGCTCCGTCATGCGGGTGCCGGCGCCGGTCACATCGCCAAGGCTCTGCTCCAGATATTGCAGCGGCGTACTGCCGGTCTTTTGCCCGGCGGAAATGTCGCGCACGCCCTCCCGCTCAAGCAACGCCACATCGGCCGGCTTCACCGCCCCGCCCCGTGGCGACACCAGCAGGCCGCGCGCGCCCAGCGCAGCAGCTTGCGGCCCCACCGCGCCGATCATCCGCGCATAGGGCTCGGCCGCCGTGCCCTCGGTGAATTGGCCGGCAGCTTCGCTGCCGATCCCCGGAACGACGGCGCCTTGGATAAGACGCCGTGCCCAGCCACCCGGGCCGCCCAGCGCCGCCGGCACCATTTCGGTGACGGTCTGGGCATATTGGCCGGGAACGGTTTTGGGTTCGTACAGCGGCCCGGTGGCTTTCTCGACGGTGCTACGGATTTCGCTTGAGGTCGGCCCCTGCAACAGCGGCAGCGGCACCCGGCGCGCATACTTGGAGATCGTTTCCGGGGACACGTCGTAGCCGAATTGCTCGGCCAGCGCGCTACCGCCCCGCGCCGCCAAATCGCGGAGATCGCCCGCCGTGCCGGCGAGCTTCATCACCCCTTTGGGCAGGCCGATCGCGGCAGATTTGGCCACATCTTCCGCCACGCCCGGCTCGTCATCCGGCGCAAATTTGTCCCACGGGCCGGCCGGTCGTTCCGGCGGCGCAAATTTGTCCCACGGGCCTGCTTCTGCCATTTACCGCCCCGATCTCTGGATGGTCGCCCAATCATCTGGATTGTGCGGATTGCCGCCCTTGAAAATCTTGTCGGGATAATCGGGATCGATGTAGCCAGGTTTTACTTTCGGCTGCGCCGTCTTGCGGGAAGAGGCAGCGGCGTCCGGCGGTGCAAACCGCGGCGGCGGCGCGGTGCCGGGACCGTGAATGATTTCATGGCGCATGCGCTGCACGCGCTCAAGATTGTAGAGCAGTTGTTCTGGCGTCCTTGATTGCTCCAGACTGCCCTGCACCGCCTGCAAGGCCGCCATATCCTTGTCGGACACGTTGCCAAGCGCACCGCCGGTCGGCGATGCCGCGCGCATCTTTTGCAACTCATCAAAGGAAACTCTTGCTTTGGCAGTTTGCAACATGCCCGCCAGGTCGCCCGCTTGGCCGCCAAACTTGCTCGCCAGCGAGCCATACAGACCCGTCGTCGATTTCGGATTTGCCTCAATGATCTTGATGGCCTGATCAATATCCTCCTTGACCGGATCAATCATGCCGGCCTGTTTTCTTTGCCGTTCTTGCTCCGCCTGATCCTTGACGGCCCGCTTGGTCATTTCCTCGGCGTAGACCTTGCTGTTCATGCCGGGCTGTGGCGGCGGGAACGCGCGGCCGGGAGCGGGTGCAGGAGCCGTCGTCGGAACGCCGCCGCCGGACGGCGGCAGTGCCGCCGCGGGGCTGGCGGCATAGTCAGCACCCCCGCCTTGGCCGTAGACCGGCGCCGTGCCCTTGGTGAATACATCTGGATTGGCGCCAACGGCAGTCGTAGCGGGCGCCGGGCCGCCGGTGAATGGCACCATTTCGCGCGTGCGCGCATTGGCCCAAACCGGAATTTTCTGGTCGGGGTAATCCGGGTGCGGTATTTCCACCACCTTCCAATCGCCCTCGGTCTTCGATTGGATCGTCTTGGCGATGAATGCCGCATGTTCTGGCGTGCCGCGCGCGAACCCTGCCGCACGCGCCAGCTTTTCCGCCTCGGTCATCTGGTTTTCGGCAAACGTGCGCTCGAAATTGGCCTGCGACTGCTTGCGTTCAGCCTGTCGTTCTCTGAGTGCTGCCGCCGCCTGCGCGGTGCGCGCATCAAGCCCGGCGCCGGCCTGGAAGCCCTCCAAGGCGTTGCCCCAGGAGGATTGCCCGCGCAACGGATTGGACGGCTGCAGCAACCCAAGTCCGAGCCCGATCAGCGAATTCGATCGGCTCTGCAGCGCATTAGCAAAGCTGTCCGGCTCGCCGGCGGCGTTCTGCGGGTTGAACATATCCATGAGGCTATTCGGCATTGTCTTTCGCCTCTGCTGTGATGGCCCTTCGGCAACGGCCGTGTCGTTGACGCCCGGCACGCCGCCCATGTAGCCGGCGGCCAGGCCCAGGCCGGTGGTGTCGATCGGCTTGACATCAAAATTTGCATCGGTGGGGAAGTTCTTCGGCGTGTAGCCCATCTGGTGAGCGCCGGCGGCGCTGATGTCGACGCCGCGGCCGGTGTACGGCGCCGGGCCGGTGTCGGTCTGCTGCAGCGGAAACGGCTGGCTTTGCCCGGGCGGCGTGACCAGAAACCACTTGCCGAGCCCGCGTCGTGTCGGCAGCGCAATGCCCTGCTGGCTGTCCGGCACGCCCAGCGCGTTGGAGCCTGGCCGATCGGCATTATCGTAAAAGCCCGCAAACGGAAGTTGCGAGTACCAAGAGCCGAGCGGCATGGCCTACCTCACAAGAGCGAAAGCAAGCTGCCGCCAACGGCGCCAATGCCCGCACCAGGCAGGCCGCCGAACGAGCCGCCAATGCCGGCGCCTGCGGCCGCACCGCCGAGCAGCTTCTGCAAGGTCGAGGGATTGTTGATCGGGGTGGTTTGCGAACCGGTCATGCTACCGCCCAACCCGCCAGCACCGCCCACAATCGCATTGAGCCGCGCAAGCTGTTCCCAGGGATAAGCTTGCTGGGCGTTGTAAGTCTTGATCTGATCCTCAAGCTGCTTTTGAGCCCGCTCGTTGTAATACTGCCCCAAGCCCATCAAGGATTGCGCCGGCGCATATTGTGCCTCATCAAGCTTTGGCATCAGTTGCGCCCATTGCCCCGCGCGTTCCAGGCCCTGGCTGTAATCTTGCGCCAGGATCGGGTTCGCACTTTCCGCGAGAGCGCGTGACATCACATCGGTGTGGGCGCCGCTGCCATAGCGGCCGGCACCACTCATGGAGGCATTGACGCGATCGCCAATGCGCCGGTTGTTGGTATCGAGAATTGATTGTAAAAAAGGGTTCTGCTGTTGGCCGGCGGCCTGGATTTGTTGCCGCCCCAGTTGTTGCGCGGCCTTGACGCCCGCAGTGCCGCCCGCTGCCGCGTCGGGAGCCGCAATACCGTAGGCCGCATTCCAACCAGTGCTGAAATACGGGCTTACATCGGCCTGCGTCTGGCCGGTCCAAGGCTGGTAGCCGACGTTGGCGTTGTAATTGTTCTGGGCCGAATTCATCGCATTGATCAAAAACGGTTGCGCCGCCGACCATGGGTCTTTGGTTTGCTGGGTCTGCTGGGTAACTGGGGTTTGGCCGCCGCTGCTCATAGCGGTTTCTCCATGATGACGTGGCGTAAGCGATAGCCCCGTGGTTTAAGAAAGCGCGACCAGCCGGGGCGGCAGATAGTCCTGCACATCACACAGCCGGCATCGCGCAGCATCTGCTCGAACTGCGGCAGCAGCTCCTGCCACTGCTCGCGATCAAAACCAGCAAGCCAGATCATGTCGCCGTAACTTGCGCCGCCCATCTGGTGAACACGCACGCCAACCAGCGCGCGCGCTATCTCACCATCCATCACCAGCACCAGCCGCACCTCGCGGCGCACGATTTGCCCGATCAGATCGGCCACGCTTTCGTGTGATCGTTGCGCGATCCGCGGCAGAAACGGTAGCCAAAGATGTGCCCAGGCTTCGTGCTGATCGAGCGGGATCGCTTGGAGCTTCACAGCTTGATCATGATGTTCCAGAACGAGGTCGGTTGCATGATGTTGTGAGCCGCGCCCGAACCGGCGTTTTGAATAGTAACGCCAGTTCCCGCAGCTAAAGTCGTGCTACTCGTGGTCGACGATGCCGCATTCATCCCAAAAGTCCCGCCGGCCACCCCATCCCACGCCCCCGTGTAATTTCCAACTGTCCCAGGCCCTAAGGTATGAAGATGGGTGGGATCGGTTACTGCGTGATTATGGACCGCAAGTTCAGCCGTGGTCAGAGTGTGAGCTTCTTCACCGAGAAATCCACCGAGCGCGCGTGACGTGAGGCCCGAGCCCGCGCCGGCTATGCCGAGCGTGCGGCCGAGTTGCCGCGTCAATGTCATTCTGCAATTGGCGGCCCAGGCCGCCGCTGCCGTGCCTTGCGTGGCTCTGTTGCTGGTAACACCCGCGCTGGTGAGAACCGGCGCATTGAGGTCATTGATGTTGCTGTACAGCAGCGTGAATAAAGCCTGGCAGTCAACATTGGCGCGAGTGGATGCGCCCGAACTTGCGCTGCCGATCGTGCCGTCATTCATTATGACCCAACCAGTATCGGCTGTGGTCTTGAGCGTCAGCTTGGCGTCACCCGTCGTGAAGGCACCGCCACCACCGCCGGTCATGGGCGACCAAGCGGCACTCTGGCGGCCATAAAGCTGACCATCATTCGGCGCTTCGCCGAGCCCGCCGGGTGGACCCGGTATTCCCTGCGGACCCGCAGGACCAATGGGACCAGTGGCGCCAGGTTGCCCGGCACCGGAAAATTCCGTGATGATGACGATGCCGGCGCTGCCGTTGCCGGTCTGGATAAAGCCCGAGGTCTGGTGGCTGATGGCGCCGCTGCCGCCGGAACCATAGTTGCCGGCATTTACGCCTAGTCCGCTGCCTGTCGATCCCACGGCGGGGATTTGCGCGCCGCCACCGAAATAGCTCGATCCGCCGCGGCCGCCGCCACCGATGATGGCACCGGCAAAGCCGAGCGAATACTCGCCTTGCTCACCCGGACTGCCCGCAGCAACAATGTCGCCAATGCCGGGTATCGCGCCCGCGCCGCCGGTCGGCACGATGTCGCCGTTGATGGTGCTGGCGCCGCCGTAGCCGCCATTGGCAAGGCAAAGCGAACCGACCAAGCTTTGATTGCCGGGGAAGCCGCCGGGGGCACCGCCACCGGAGCCGCCGAAGCCGACAACAACCGTCTGTGATGTGCCAATCTGATCGGCGGTCGCGAATTTGCGGCTGTAGCCGCCCGAACCGCCGCCACCGCCGCCCATCAGATTGCCAGGAGAGCACGCCGACGAACCAGCGCCGCCGCCGCCGCCGACGCATTCGATGATGCAAGACTTCATCCCCGGGGTGGGCGTGTAGGTGAATGTACCGACAGTGTCGAACACCTTAACGCCCAGCACGATGCCGTGGCCGCCGTAAATCGCATCCTGCACGAACGCGGTCGTTGCGATGCTGTTGTCGGCATCGCCGGGTGGCGGCGTGGGCGCCTGCGGATCGCCGACAAAAACCGGGCTATCAAGCTCGGCGAAATTGCCGGCGCTGTAACTGTAAATCCAGTTGGTGCCGTTCCAGATCAGGTCAACATAACGATTTTCTTTGAACTCCCCGCCCTGCAGGCTGGCGCCATCCGGGTTCTTAACCTCAACGTCGCCGAGGCCGTCCATGTTCAAGGTCATGACGCCGGTGTTGGTGAGGCCGGCGCCGACCTTGAGTTTCACCACCAGCGATGGCGGCATTGCCGTGTAGGTGACACCGGATAAAAACGCCTGCGCATTGATGGTGCCGGTGGTGACAATGGTGCCGTTCAACAGGTCGCGGTTTTTGGCGTGTGCAGCCATCATCGAGCGCGCGGAATTGTTGACTGACTTGCGCGCTTGGTGCTCTTGCCAATCGATCAGGCCATCGGCGTTGCCGTTGTTGTTAGCCGTTTTCGACCATGACTGAATATCTTCGCCGGGCATGAGAATTTCCTTACATCATGAATTCCAGCGTCAGGCCGGAAGCAACCGCGCCGGCCGCCCCCAACGGAATGCCGCCAGTGCCGCCATAGGTGCAGCCGCTGACTGCGCCCGACATTTCCGTTGCTCTTACGATATGCGCGCCGAGAGCAGTCGATTTGAAGGTGGCGGTTTGCGTTCCCCCACCGTTTGGTGGTTGGTACGCGATCACGCCGCTCGGATCGGAGGTGGCGTCATAAGCAACACCCAAGCAGGCATAGGCAACATGACCGAACATCAGGGTTTGATATTCAGCCCGGAACACATCTTCCGCCAAACCGGAAACAAACCAAATGAACGTGTTTGGGGTTGCAGCATTCGTCCATATGGCAGCGGTGGAAACGGCGTGATCCGTCGTGTCCGAGGAGCGGGCGGTCACCTGTACGCGGTTGTAGGCGTTCCACACTCCCAGGTATGCTGAAAACCCGCCGCCGCCGGCGCCGCCCAGTATCCAATTCGGATTAGCCGCTCCTGCGTACCCGGTTATGGTGGTGCCGACATAGGTGCCGCGCTGCGCCGCGCAGGCATTGGTAATGGACGCATTGTTGAGCCACAGGCCCTTGACCCGCACCAGTGCAGTGCCGGCCGAGCGCGTCGTGTCGTTGGTCCAATCGGGGCCGTGGCACAGCCGGATGGTGCCGGCGTCGTTCCACACGAACCAATCGTTGACCTTGCCGACGCCGAGCGCCGCCGGGTTCTTGGTGGTGTCGGTAGTGGCGCAACCCAATTCCGCGAATGTCGTCGCCACCATGTTGGTGCCGTCGAACAGGCTGATCTGATTGCCGACATAGGGCGTGTAATACACCAGACTTGCGACGGGCGGATTTGCCGTCATCACCGGCGTGCCGGACGTGAGCGTCAGCCGCCCCTGCGGCGACACCACAACGCCGGTGACCGAACCGGATGGGCCGGTGGCGCCGGTGTCGCCTTTCACTCCCTGCGCGCTGACAACGTGGCCACTGAAAAACGTCGTCGGCGGGTAGCCGTAGACATTAACCGGCGCCGCTGCGGAGCAGGATATGTAGACGGTATAGGAGTCGGTACCGTTGGCAACATCGTCCACGCTAAGTTGACTGCCGGCCGCAGCCGTTGGCGTGTAGAGCACCCCTTGCTTGAGCATCACCCCGTTTTTGAAGATGAATGCAGAGCAAGAGCCGTTGGCCGTGGCACCAGCAGCGACAAACAGGCCCACGTCCATGTGGACCAATCCGGCGGGTGGCGTCCATACACTCGTTACCGGGTCGTAGTAACCGCCCCGATCATAATCCTCGGTTGGAAAAAACACTTTCTCGGTTGTGCCGCCGGACACGGCTTGGTCGGTTGTACGCACGGCGCGGAAGCCGATCGCCGGGGAGCCAGCGCCACCGACCGCATTGGCTTTGATCTGCCCCGCCGTAGTGCGATCCCACGTTACGCTCGCGGTATCAGTCAGCACCCGCTCGGCAGTCAGCGTGGCATCGGCCGTCGACGTGATGTATTCGGCGCCAACCGGCGCGCCAGCAACCGCGTTCGCCTTTGCCTGTCCCGCCGTTGCCAAATCCCACGTCACCGTGGGTGTATTGGTCAGCACGCGCTCATTGGTCAGCGTCGGATCGGTCGCTGCGGTGATGTACTGCGCGCCCACCGGAGCGCCGCTGGCTGGCACCACCGCGTTGGCCTTGACCTGGCCCGCGGTGGCCAAATCCCAGGTCACCGTCGCCGTGTTGGTCAGCACCCGATCGTTGGTCAGCGTCGGATCATCAACCGCGACGATGTATTCCGCGCCGGGTGGGGCGCCGCCGCCGCTTCCTCCCGTGCCAGTGATCCCGAGCGCATTGCGTGCGGCCAGCGGGCTTTGCGAAGCATCGAACGCGCGTCGGAAGGGCGGCTTGACCGGCCCGGTCATGCCTTGGTGCCATCCGGCTGCGCGTCGGCCAGAAAGCCTTGTGCGTGCGTCCACACACTGCCGCGTGGTGCAATCATCTTGAAGCGGTGCAATCGGCTGGAGGTCTGCACCGTCGCCGATCCCGTCACCTCCAGCGACTGCGGCGGCGTCCACACCCTGTCATCTTGCAATCGCTCGCGCGTGCCCACCGAGATAACGACATCCGGCGCGTCGATCAGCGGGTACACTTCATCGACAAAAGCCCGCTGGCCCGGCACCAGATGCATTTCGGCACTTTCGAGCGTGGCCTGCAGGTTGGGGCCGGCGAGCGCACAGAGAAAGCCGTTGATATCAACCGCGCA